ATCAGCTCGGCCAGCGGCATGTCGTACATCTCGGAGGGTTGCCAGTGAAATATCGTGGCAATGTCGGCCATCAGGTCATTGACCGTCAGGCCGCGCGGCCAGTCTATTCGTCCGACTTCGACTGCAAAAAACCAATCACCTTGCCGCCCAGCGCAATCAGGTCAACCGGATCAAGGCCGTTACATTCGGCCTTTGTCAGTGCTGGCAGGGTAATGCGGGGCAACACGGTCAGCAGGGAATCAACATCTGACTGGCACAGATCAGCCAGGCGCACGCCGCGCAGGCTTCCGGCATTCGGCTTAATCAGCTCCACGCTTTTGATTTCGGTTTCGCCGCGCACAAGCGGGGTTTCAAACTCAACAACGTTATCTTTCTTTTCCATGATGGTTCTCTGTTCACTGTAGTCAGGTAAAGCCAGCGGCGGGCGCTGGCGTCAGGGTTTATACCAGGCCGAGGTTTTTACGGCGCTGTTCCAGGCGGTCAGTGCCGTTTACCTTCTCCACCATGTTGATGGTGTCGATTTCGATCAGCTCTTTGCCGTTAAAGGTCAGCTTGTAATAGGTGTTTTTACTGGTGATTTTGGTTTCGGTGTCTTCACCCTGTTTGGCTTCGCCGAAATCAAACGACTGATGCTTACCGCGCACCTCAATCTCTACCGCGATTTCCTCGCCGGTATCGTCGCGCTGGTAAGAGCCGGTAAAGCGCAGGGGAATGTCAGACGCGCCCCATTGCGTGAGTACCAGCTCATCGATGCCGCCGATGCTCCATTCAACATCGAGCGCGTCATCTTCCAGACCGTTATCGATAAAGGCCGCGCCGCTCATGCCGCCCGCGCGGAACGGGTCGAGCTTGCGCGCCAGCTTCGGCAGGGTCACGGCGGTGACGACGCCCTGATAGCTGTTGGCGTTGTTAAAAAGGTTCATGCCCTTCAGTTTGCGTGGCAGTGCCATTTATCCGGCTCCTCAGCTGTTTACGGATGCGGCGAAGTTCGCCAGATAGGTGTCGGTGATGCGCTGGCGTAGCGTCAGGTCTTCCAGCGGCGGAACCGGCGTATAGTCGTAATCAATAAAGAGCTTGCCCGCCTTCAGGGTGTCTTTATCGTTGGCGCTTTCGTCATACCAGGCAGATGCACCCAGCAGATAACCGGCGTTAACCAGCTCGCGGAACTTCGCATTGATGCCCGCGATAATCTCGCGCACCAGAACCGGCGTCAGCGGCTTATCAACCGCCCACATGTGCGCCTCGGCCATCGTGTCGGCCAGCACCTGCGCGGTGCGGGTGTAGTTCTCAAACTGAAACAGCGGGTCATCGCTGCAGGTGCGGTTGCCCCAGAAGCGGAAACCGTCTTTACGGATCAGCGTGGTGACGTCGGCCTCGTTGAGCAGGTCGGCGTCAGTGCCGGTCTGCTGCAGATCCCAGAACACCGATGCGGAAATACCGGTCACGCCGTTTACGCCGACGTTAGACAGGGTTTTATGCCAGCCTGTGTCATTGTCGATTCTGGCGCGCAGGCCCAGCGCACGGGCAGTTGCATAGGCCGTGTCGGATTTACTGGTCGCGGTGTTCCACGCAAGAAAATCAGGCCAGATAACCATCAGCTCACGCTGGCTGAAGTTCTGGCGATACAGGCGGGCTTCGGAAATGGTTTTACATTCCCACGCTGAGACGTAGGCAAAGGCGCGCAGCTGCTGCGCGATGCTGGCAAGCGCGGTTGCCACTGCCAGTGAGTCCAGCCCCGGCACGCCGAGAATGCGCGGCTTAACATCGAGCTGTGTCTGCGCGGCGAGCAGCGCTTTCATGCCGGTATACTGGCCGTTTTCATCCGTGCCGCCGATGATATTGGACGTGGTTTCGGCTTCGTCGGCACCTTCAGCCACGCGCACGACAACGGTCACAGGTTTGGACTGGTCAGCAATGGCCTGCAGCGCAGCCGCAAGCGTGCCTTTTTTGCCAGCCTTACCGACAGCGCCCTGCACGTTGGTGATAAGTACCGGCGTATTGAGCGGAAAGGTTGCCGCATCCGCATCCTGCGCGGTGCAGACCATGCCCACGATTGCGGTTGATACGGTTGTAATGGTGCGCGTGCCGTCGTTGACTTCGACGACGCGAACACCATGATGATAATCAGACATCTGATGCACTCCGTTTTGAGGGTGTGCTCAGGGTGTCAGGTCATTGAATAGGATGCATGTTGTTACGGTTTGTTGGTCTGTCAGTAAAACAATTAATAATATTCAAAAAAAACGGATGCACGAAGTACAATACTCCTCATGCATCCGCTTAAAAACTTGTCATAGCATTAATAAATATTTGATCTTATTTTTGATACTGCCTTAACTTATCAAGCAATTCGTCAATGGCTTCATCCTGTTGAATATCGTCTTCTTTCTGACTTTCAGAAGTTAGTTCATCATGATCTGAGAAAATACCGGCTTGCCTTTCGGTCAACTCGCGAATCATGTCTTCAATTTCTTTGCTATGATGCTCCTGAATATGCTCATCTATTGCTTGAGATAGCTCCTTCATTCTTTGTATATCTAATTCTTCTTTTACTGCTTCCTCGGCTTCATCTTCCCATTCTGCAATCGTATCTTCAATTTCTTTTAGGCTAAACATTCTTACTCCTTATTGATAAGGCATTTGGCTATATCTGCTATCGAATAAAAACTTTGGCTATCAATACTAGCCTGCAATTGCATACATTTTTATGATAGTTTAAAAATGATTCACTGCCTTCAAATTAATGATTTTTAATGATACACGCTTTAGACGTTGAGCTTAGCTGTATCGTTTACACATGTCTGCAACCGTAATCCGTGTACCCCTATCAAATTGCTAAATGATAGCTTTTAACTGTTCTGGTTTATCCGGCCATACGATACCTTGCCTATCACTGGTATCAATCCGGCTGAGAGCCACCCGATATCGTTTCCATTCTGCCAGACGGGTAATCTCTTCTTCTGTTGCAATACTGATATCAACCGCATCCTGCAGCGGCGCGATTGTCCGGTTTGCCACATCCATTTCAGCGGCAAGCCTGCTGCTGGCAATCAGTACTGCGTTCTCAGCTTCTGTAGCCGGGGCGCTAAACACACCGCCACTGTAGCGATAATTTACATCGGGCTGTTCGGGTAGCGCGGTAATATCCACCCATACCAGTGACGGATGATAGAGTTTTTCAGGCTTCACATTCAGCGATACGATTTCAGCAACGCACTGATTTTCAATCCGGGCATAAGTTTTCATCAGCTGAATTCCTCAATGTATATAATACCGTCAGCCCCGTAGTTGCCGTAGTAAGGCGAAGTTCGGATGTTGCCTCCGCCGCCCACACCAAATGAAGCCCGGTCGTTTGATGCAATCCCTTCGCCACTCCGTGAAGCACCTCCCCAATAGCTGACTCCACCGTCCCCGGAACCCCCACGATAAGGGTTAGTGCCTCCGGTAATAACGCCGGGGGAATCGCTGCCGTCGCCGCCCTGAATATTGATATCCCCGCCAACTGCAGTTCCCCCGGCTCCTCCTGCATCACCAACTGAGTTCGCACCGTTGCCCGCTGTAATCTGCCCGTTAAAGGCACTGCTGGTTGAATTGATGCTCTCTTTGCTGCCAGCGCCAACAACCCCCGCATACGTTTTGCTGTCATCAACAGCCAACATTGCGATTGCCGTACCGCCAGCGCCGCCACCGGCACCGCGTGCGCGATAGTTTTCGCCCCAGCCCAGAAAACCATAACCGCGCCCGCCGCCGCCGGTAATGATGATTCGTGCGCGTTTAGTGCCTGGTGTGGGTTTGTAGCTGATCGCGCCCGGCGTCGTGAAAATCTGGCGGCCAATCCAGCGCCCGGAAAACTTTTCGCTAATACCGAGGTTTTTAAGAACGTCAGCAACCAGCCCGGCGTCTTTGATTTCTGCCAGGGCGCTTGCGATTTGCAGGTACTGGCTGTGTGGGTTTTTAGCATCGGTGTGAGTTTTCATTACGCTGTCAGCGTAGGCTTTCACCTCGAGCACGGCATCATCAACATACTTGCGCGTCGCCAGCACGACTGACGGATCAATCTTCAGCGTAACGGCTGTTGTGCTGTTCACGATTAAAATCATACGCACGGTCTGCGTGCGCCCGCTGCCTTCAGCCAGTTGCGGCTTATAGGTTTCCGGGCAGTTAGCAATGGCAATCAGTACGCCGTCGGCATCATACAGGCCGATTTCGCGGATCCAGAAACCGCCCTCGCTTTCCGGAATAATCTGCTCGGCGATAATCTGGCTGCTGTTTGCCGCGTCAACGGTCAGGGAATTAAGCTGCGCGCGACGCTTCTCGCCGATGAGCTTTGTCTGTGCCGCGTCAGGCGTCGGCAGCGTGCCGCCACCATCACCGACACCCATAGAGGCGATGTTCACTTTCGTGCCGAGTGCGGCGGCGTTCGCCAGCTTAGCCGAGCCCTGATTGGTCAGCAGGGCAAAATATTTTGTCGTCATGCACTCACATCCGTCAGGTCAATAAGATGCAGCGCCACGCCGGAATAACCCGGCCCGCCGACGCTGATGAGTTCAGGGGTATAGGGGTAAACGGTCATCTCGTCGCCGCTGTAGCTGGCAACAGCGACCGGCAGCGCGCCGTTCGCGTCCAGATTGATAGACAGCCCGATAAGATGGCGGCTGCAGGGCTTGGCGTCGGCTATCAGTCGCTCCAGCTCGTTATACATTTCCTCCGTGATGCCGGTATCAAGCACGCCCACGTCAAGCCGGAACGTGCCTGGCGCCTCATTGGTTTTCCACCACTCGATAACCCGGATGAGATAGCCCAGCGGCTCAACGACGCGGCGGATAGCGCCGATAGTGCCTTTGTGCCGGTGCACGTATTGCGATGCGGCAACCACGGCACGCTTTGTTGATTCAGGCCAGGCTGAATCCCAGCGGTCAACCGACCACGCCCACGCCAGATAGGGCAGAAGTGCTACCGGGCAGGCATACGGATCCCATAACTGACGCAGCGGCACGCTCAAAGCGCCCGGGCTGGCCAGCGCCTCGGCGGCGGCAATCTCAAGCACTGACGAGCCGGTCGGCAGCAGTCGATCACTCATCCGAGCCTCCCACGGTCAGCGTGTAGCCGGTGCAGTAAGCGGCCTGCGTTTTATCGAGCACCACATCTGCAGCAGGCTTAATCAGGCTGACGCGCTGCACGCCCTCAACGTGCATGGCGGCATACAGCGCAGAAAGGCGGATATCCCGGCCGAGGCGCTTCTGCGCGGTAATGTATGCCGCGAGCTTTGCCTCGGATGCGGCGCGGATCGGTTCCGCTTCCGGCCCCGGATAGAGGTACAGCTCGGCCACGATTTCGTATTCCACAATCCTGGCTGACTGCACGCTCACGCGGTCGGCAACCGGGCGTACGTCCTCGTCATTGAGCGCAGCGTTAACCACGGCCAGCAGATCATCACCGGCTTCACCGCTACCCTCCCGCCCTAGCACGGTCACAGTGACCACGGCGGGCGACGGGCTGATCGCTGATGCATCGGCTACCCGGCCGTCGGCGCTTCTGGCGTGATACTCATACGCGCCGGTCGGCCCGGCCACGCTCAGCCCCTCAAACGCGGAGGCGATGCGCAGCCGGAAATCGTCGTTACCTTCCATCATGGCGGCGGTCGGCGGGATGGTCGCATCGTCGGCCGGGGTAATCGTCAGGCGGGTTACGCCATTGTTCGCGCCGAGCTGGTCAAGGTCGCCATCCAGCGCATACGCTACCATGACGGCCTGCGCCGCCTCGTTGATGCGCTGGCGCAGGATCAGCTCACGGTAAGCGTTTTCCTGCAGCAACTTAACAATGGGTTCTGGTTCAAGCGTCAGCGTGCGAGCGATAGCGTCCTGCTGATCAGCCGGATAAAGGGAAATCAGCGTCGCCTTTCGCTCGGCCAGCAGGGTTTCATAGTCCAGTGCCTCCACCACGTCAGGCGCGGGCAGCTGGCTCAGGTCGATAGTTGCCATAGTCTCAGCTCACAGGAACGGTTAAGGAAAAAGGCTGCGCGCTGTCCGTGCGGTTGCCGGACAGCTCAACCACCATCGCGCCGTTAATATCCGACTCAAAGCTGATGGCGGTCAGCTTTACGCGCGGCTCCCATTTAAGGAGTGCCATATAGCAGGCAGACATAATCTGCAGGCGCAGCGCCTCGTTTTGCGGCTGGTCAATCAGCTCGGATAAAAGCGAACCATACTGGCGGCGCATCACCCTGGAACCGAGCGGGGTCAGCAGAATGTCACGCACCGACTGCCGGATATGATCGAGGTCGGTCAGCGCGCCGCCGGTTTCCCGGTTCATGCCGATGTATTTTGCGGTCGTCATAATGGTGCCCCCGTCTTGCCGCCGCTGTCGCCCGGATGGATATGCGTATGCAGCACTTTGCCGTTTGAGGACAGGTTGCCGCCGGTGTGCGTCACGTCGCCTTTCATGGTTGCGCCCTTTGTAACTTCCAACTGCGCAGTTTTAAGCAGCGTTGTGCACTCCACTTCTGGCGAGTCGAACAGGATTTTTACCGCCGCTTTGATAGTTGCGGTCTGTATGCCGGTTGCCGTCAGCGCGCCGGTTTTCGGCTCGTACTCGATCACAGCATCGTCAGGAAATGACCAGTGCAGCGCATCGGCGGAGGCTGACGGAGCCGGATTGTCATCGGAGAAAATGCCGGGCAACACAAAGCCGGTATCAAGTTCACCGCCCAGGCATAGAACTAGGACCTGCTCGCCCACTGACGGCGCATTCCAGGAACGGGTTTTACCCGCGCGGGCGCTCAGCCAGTGCAGCCAGCCGGTTGTATTTTTTCCTGTATCGACACGGCACAGCCCGTCGTCGAGATTGACGGCCGACACGGTTCCGATGCGGATCAGGTTGCGCAGCAGGCGCTGGATTTCTGCAAATTGTTCGTTCATTGAAAAATTATGCATTTAAAATTTCGGGGATTGAAAAGCATTCTGTTTGGCTATTGATGACTAAACATGCTTGTTGATTTTCTAAATGCACAAAGTTCTTTTATCTAGTCCTTTCTAACACACTGAAAGGTCAAGCCCATGAAATCGCGTAACCAGGGTAATATTCCAATTAATGGCGTTAATTTAATTTTTTGTATTTAATTAAATCCTTAGGAAAGGCTTTTAATTTTATTTGATATTTGTAACCATTGGTGTTATTGCGTGAAAACTTCAGAAATGCTTTATTGTTCTGACGGTTAATATGGAGAGGAAATTTATGAAGGCTAAGGAAAAAGGAGCATGGATCATTCATCATGCTAAAAAAATCCAAACTACTACAAGTCAGGATTTTGATTCAATTAGTTTCGCTGGTAAGTGCGGCCAATTACTATCGGCTATATCAGGAAGTCAACAAGAGCAAATTAACACAAAAACCCTTGATGCTTTAGCTAAAGCTAATTACATAAGTCCTAAAACAGAATTGCCTGTTATCCTCAAAGAACTAGAAGATCAAAAGCTAATTTCTAAGGGTAAAGGCGGTATAGAAACCTTAGGTTTGACCGGGCGAAATATCCTTGAATTTACCACTAGAATATTTGACGAGTCAGAACATGACTCTCACGAAGAAGCTGTAATAGAAATCTCGGAAATGGCTTCAGAACGACCTATCGAATCCTCTCTGGCACGTGAGTTTATCTCCGACACTTTTAAAATGTCGGTTAAAGACTCAAATGACACATTGATCACAGGAAATGGGCTAGGTTTTTTTGACTCAGAACCGCTATCTAAAGATGAAAAGGTTTTGTTCAATGGTAATTTATTTAGAAAGAAAGATGCGAAAAAGATTAGCATAGTACTAAATTCCTTGCCAGCTGCTGAACAGCGCTTATTGATAGAGCTGAATGCTAAACTTGAAGAGTTAGGATGTATACCTTTAGCTTCTGCAAAAAAAATATTATCTAGTAACCTCTTCGATAGACTTCATTCGATTGGGATGTTTGATGTGAATGTCGTAGGTAATGAATCGGGTCGAAGTTACTTTGTTACAAGACCGGCAGCATTTTCTAAATTTACTGATTCACTTGCAGATGATGCATTAGATCTTGCTAAAGCACTTGTTGCCTCACTCACTTATGGAATGACAATTAGTTCTTATTATAGAGGACGGATACAAGCCATTTCACTTTTAATGGAAAAACTAATTAGAGGCGGTGAAGTTGGGCCTGCGACTGCGATTGGCAATGATTATCAAGCATTGGAATATAAAGGGGTTCTAAAAATAAGGCCTCATGATAATGGTAGATTTTCAATGAGATTGCTTAAGCCTGAAGTGGGTAAATTAGCTTTGTCTGTTATCCAGCATGGAGACATTACAGCGGAAGCGGTAACGAGCCTACCTGGGGCAAAAGTGACAGAATATATTCATCCGGAAGTAAACAGAGAAATCATAAGGAAAAACTGCACAGACGCTGTTAGAATACAAGCCAGAAATCTTATAGACGATATAAGGGTTGGAGGGCTTAATCAATGACAGAGAAGTTGGCAAAAGGCTATGCTACTGAAGAGATTTTGAGAAATTACTTCATCACTCTTGGTTTCTATGTCCTTCGAGGAGTTAAATTCAAATATAATAACTTTGATGTTACAGATGTAGATTTACTTCTTTTTTCAAAAAGCTCTCCTTTGAAAAGAGAGAGAATCAATGTCGACATAAAGAACAAAAGAACTCCTCAGGCTATCGAAAGAATTTTTTGGGCGAAAGGTTTGCAGCAAACCTTAAATCTTGATTCTTGCATGGTAGTGACGAGCGAGAATCGTTCTGACGTAATGGAGTTTGGCCTTAAACACGACGTAAATGTATTGGATGGAAAATTCCTAAGCAGACTTTCAAACAGCAATAAGTCTAATATAGAAAGAATACCCGAAGAACAATTGTTCTCTTTATTAGATGAATCTAGCCACGGCAAGGTTGGTGGTGACTGGAAAGGGCGTTTAGATAGAGCAAAAGCAAGATTAATTAACAAAATAAACTTTGACAACTGCAACGCTTATCTTAATGATATCAAATATTTCTTCTCAGCCGTTAGTGAAATTGACAATAAATCTAAAGAGGCGGCGGCTTTATGGAGGGCAATATATTGCGTTGTTTCATACTTTGCCATTTCATTAGACTTTATATTAAGTGATTATCAAACTCTCGATCAGGAACAAAGGAGGAAATTGCTGGATGATGGCTTCAGATTTGGTAGCGCTGGTAGAGAGTTTACCAACCGCGTAACTTCATTAGTTTCTGCGTTGGCAGCAAGCACAATTATGGATGGAACAATTACAAATAACTTAGCATCTGAAATACATAAAATGTCAGAAAGTATAAAATCTGATTTGCTGGGGGAGTTTTTTTCGAAGGTGGGTATGAATACATATCTTTTTGAGTGTGCAAGAGAAATGGAAACCCTAGCTTATAAAAAAGAAGTTTTGCCTCCCTCATCTTTGTCAAACACATCTCAATCAATAATAGCAATATTATGTGACTTCAATGGATTTGATAGAAAAAAAATAATTTTTTAAGTTAAGCGCCTTCAAGGCGCTTTCTTAAAGTTATCTAAAACAACAGCCTCTATTGCCATTAAATCATGCTTGCTAAGCCCTAATAAAGGTCGCTCTTCATATTTTAAGACTCTCCCAAACCTTGAGGCCCGGTCGCGCAACCCGAAATGATGCACGCGGGCCATGCGCTGCACGTTGCGCGCAAACTCGATCACAGCCTCATTCGGGCTGGCCTGCGTCTTCATGTATTTAGCGGTACGCAGCTTTGCGAACATTTCGCGCTTTATGCGGCCCTTTTTGCTGCGCACCGGCTGCGTTTTGCGGGGCTTAAAGGGCGTGCCGTCTGGAGCCTGCTGGCGTTTGATGTTCTGCTGCTGACTCGCGCGCAGCTTCTTCGCGATGGTTCGCGCCATTTCTTTACGTGCCGGGGCTGACAGGCTGCTGATAAGCGCCTCCAGCCGGTCGTTTACAAGCTGCAGCTCACTCATGTCTGCAACTCGCTGACCAGCTCGCCTTTAACGTAAAGCTGCACCGGCCGGGCGTCATTCTCCGGCAGCGGGTTCTCGCCGACGTGGGTCACGTGCAGCCCGTCGTCGGCCTGCTTCACGATCACGCGCTCGCTCAGCTGCAGTTCAATGCTGATATCGCTGGCCGTGTCGCTGATCACCTCCGCCTCAAAGGTGAAGCCTGTCCGGCGCTTTTCCTCGCTTGCCATGATGTCGGGTTCATTTGTACGCAGCCATGCCAGCAGCGGCACGATCAGCAGGTCGATATTCCCGGTGTAGTCGGTAATGACCATGTTAAGCCGGTACTGGTATTCAAACGACAGCGAGCTGGCAAGCGTCGAGACGATGCGCCCGCTGTCGATAAACACGTTCAGCGCGTCAGGGTTTCGCTGCAGTTCCGGCACGCTGTCGGTCAGCGCCTGGCGCAGCTGTTGTGGTTTCAGCATCGTGTTGTTCCTGGCAGTCTTTGATGATTTCGACCTGCAGCCCGCAGGCAGCGAGCGCGACCTCTAACTGGCGATTATCCGCCGCCAGATCGCCCGCTGTTTTAAGGCTGTTTCCCGGCACCGGGCAGCTTGTCACGCGCGGACACCCAATCCAGATAATCTCTGGCGCTGGCGAAGGCCGGACGGGCGTGCAGCCGGATAACA